CTATTGATCAAAAAATAATTGATGTATCATATAATGTGTCGGTTATGCATGCTGCAGAGAATATGGAAGCAGGACATGTTATCACATTGATATCTGTCAATGATGATGAATTTTCATCATTTGATAAAACTGCATCCAGTGTTATGTTCACAGCAATTACAACAGATGAAGGTATTCAAATCCAACAATCAACAATTCAGACAAATGATACACATGATTATGTGTGCACAATTATACCTGATGAAAGTCATCCAATCATCGGTGGTGTATATATTGTATCTGTGTCGTCAACGACAACAACTGATGCAAATAACGGAGATTGGATTAAACTTCATGACATATCAGAACAAGGAATATCTTTGTTGGCATACCGGTTGATTCCGAATGAAGTTGCATTGTTACCACATTCAGGTGTTGATTTATCTCAATTCCTTTATTTGGAACTTGGGAACTTATATCAACTTGATACATTCCATGATGTTTCAGAAGATAATACAAATGAAGATGATCTTTATGTGTATTATTATGACAAAGAAAATGATATCAAATATCCAATCGGTAATGTATTGACAAATACCTCCAATAAACGTTTGACAATCGATTTGACAACGAATACAAATGTTGATACAATTCGTTCTAATCATATTGGAATTTGTCGATATGCAACACAAAAGATTCCGTCTGATGGTGTTGTTGATTTAACCGGGTTGATTCCAACACCATTATCTCGTGATCGTTATGAGTTCTGGGTAAATGGACGATATGTTTCTGACCCATCACAAATCATAATATTGTCACCAACATCTTTCCAATTGAGAAATATGACATCATTGAAGAACCTTGATGTTGTTGAATTGGTTGATGACATTTCAATTAATGCAATCAATCGAATTGGAAATGCATATGTTGATTTCGATGGAAATATTTATACATCATATCTCGACGTATTGAAACATCGTGCAGACATTGTCGATCAATCCATTGGATTTATATTCAATCAATCACAAAAGACACCGCTTGACACATATCTGTATGATGATATTCGTGTTGCAAATAATCACGATTATGAAACAGATATTATGTCATACATTCAGAGTCCAGAAATTACATCATATAATCAATTACACAATATTCCAACGATCAATAGCGTATCGTTGTTCAATTTAACATCTACAAATCTTGGCTTACAAGAAATAAAAAATGAACAACTTCTCAAAGCATACGATAAAACTTGGAAACTGGAAGGTTTGAATGGTATCACACCTTTCAAACATCTGTCTGCTTATATTGATACAATTGGAAAGAATCAAATTCTTCATGTACAAAAAGTAGAAGATGGTTATGAGATATATACAACTGGATTGTCGGATGAGTGTTTCACATTGTACATATCAACTTCCAAGACTGGAAAGATTGATGAGATTACAAAAACGAAACAAATCATTCCAATGATTCGTCCTGGTACAAGAATCATTGTCAGTGATACATTTGACGGAATGTGGATTCATTCTACACTTCCAAATGTTGAACCAATCCAAATTAAATAAAAAAATACGGATATGTGGCGGGGCATTTGCCCCGCCATTTATATCCGAACCGAAAGGAAAAGTTGTCAATGACATATACGAATGCACAAGGATATGCCATGACTTACCTTTCTGTCATGTTGTTCCAGCATTTGTCTGTCTAATCAAATCAAGCAATTTGTTCTCGATTTGAACGGCCTCGTTTGTTTGTTCCAATGATGTTGATATTGTTTTGAATGATTGCTCTTTGGGTGTCCAAGACTGGAAGAATTCTTTCATACTTGTACCAAGAACATGATTCAACTTTCTGTCGTTTTGTTCATTCAGCAAGCTTACAATTTCTGCCGTCGTATTATGCTTTACACCATGAATGAGATCGAAATATTGTGCACCTGCATCTGGTTGCATCCAATCGAACTCTGGAATTGTCTTCGGTGTATCGCTTCCATATGTGAATGATGTCGGGATCACATAACGATTGTAAACTGTTGAACAAGCTTTGAGGATTGTAGAAATATCCGTATTATATCCCATCTGATGGATCTTGACCATTTCAGCATGCTGTGCAGGTGTGATAACAGAATACGGCATCTCGACAGGTTTGGATTTCCGTTTCTTCTTCTTCGGAGGTTCTGCATCTTTATCAGTGAGATTGATATCACCTGTAAATATTCCTTTCAGAAGTTTCGGATCATCAATCTGTGTATTATAATCGACGAATAATGTTGGCATCTGAATATACGTGAATTTGATTGTTCCTTCATTGAATCTTCTAACCGCTTCTGCATGTGGTATATGAGGATAATCATATTTCAACGAGAATTCGATTGCTTCAACAATAATCGCAATTGCATTGTTGAAATCTTCCTGATGATAATACACTTTTCCAAGCGAATTTAATTGTGCATAAATTCGCTTGCGTTCTTCATTCATATCCAAATCTTTATCGGATATATAATATGGCAAATTCGGATCAGAACGAACATAAGATGATGACATGGCGTCTTTTAATTCTGCTTTCTCTTCATCTGTCAATTCCAAGACGAGAACATTTCTCGAATGAGATTTGCGCTTTTGTTGTTCAATGTTCTTCATGACTTCTTCATGCTGACGTCTTGCATTTGCAAATGCAGAATCATCGTCGTCGTCAATATCTTCACCATAATGAAGCATTTCCTGATAACGAAGATCTACTTCAGCACGCAGATCAGGGGGCAACAATGGTGTCATTCCCTGTTCATAAATCATGGAGATGAGTTCGTCCAATTTTTCGACTGGATAATTATATTGGATATCACTCATCGAACACCCTCCTTTGTATTACTGAGTCAATTCATCCAATAACTCGCGGATCTTTTCCGTATCATATACCTGTGGAATTGTAAGTGTGAGGGTATTGTATTCATAAATGTAACTTGCATCTGTGACATGCCATTTACGAGTACCCTTCACATCAGTGCCAACTTCCTCATATGTTCCATCTGTATGGAACGATGGAGCTTCCGGTAATGTTCCGGAATAACGTTTTGCTTTCTCGATATCCAGATATACATCCTTCTCAAATTTTTCGCCAGGATCCTTCGGAAATACAACTCGACGGATACCGAATTCGTCGATAAGAGTCTGCAGCTTCTCATTTCTGTAGAACATGTATGTCAACTCATTCGTCTTACCTTCGGAAATCCAGTAAGTACCATTGATGCCACATCCGTTTTCGAAGAACTGTTTCTCATCTTTCTGATGACCATCGATGAACTTGAAGATTTCAACGACACGATTACCATCCTTCTCACCGATTTTAACGACAAATCGAATGTCTTTCTTTTCGAATGTGATGAAATCGTCATCAAGTTTTGTGCCTCTGAATACCAGGACATGCCAACCTTTTGCACGCAGATCTGTAACATCGGTCTGTGCACTGCTAATGATTCTGATTTTTACCATGATAATACTTCCTTTCTGCACGGTAGAGAAATATTTTGTATCCGTGCTTCCCAATAATATATGTGTTCAGAAATAAAATATTTTCATTAAACCGCATTGTAAACGTTGGATACGTTTATAATTTCTTTTTTGAAAGTTGGTGATAAGAAGATGGCACAATTGATTTATGACGAAAAATCGTTAGTCGATCAGCAAATTTATAAATACGATAAATTTTTGCATTCTCGTATTAATAAATATACTGGTAGCGGTAGAACACTTGTCACATATTTTAATATCGACGAGCAAAATACAACAGATTCACTTGGTCTGAATGACGCTTATCAAATTCTTGGAAATGATTCACCTTTGCGTTATCGTAAAATTGAGAACATGGTATTGATTGCATTTTCTCCATTGTCTCCAGAAAATGGAAATGCGGGTTCTACAAATGTTCGTGATTATAATTTAAATGGTGAAGCATTCATAATTCCTGGAACAATTATGCCAAAAGAAAATGATTTCTTTATTGTAAATCATTTGCGTATGACACATTTGATTCGTGTCACAGAAGTTACACAAGACGGATTGAATACCGATGGCTCATATCGCATCACATATAGTTTATATACAACTGAACCGAAAGAACTGCAATATCTTGAAAAGCAAGTTGTCGGTAAATATGTGATGGATCTTCAAACTGTTGGTGGTGAAGATCTTACTCCTGTCATTGGTAAAGAAGATTACGAGCTTCGTTCCAGACTGATCAAAATGACTGATGATATGATTGAAAATTATATTGCCAATTATTATGATCGAACACACAATTGTTTCTTATTGCATTTAAATGGACGAACATTATTTGATGTTTGTGGAAACATGTTCATGGCACGTACTGGAATTATGATACGTGATAATGGACATCGGAATATTGTTCTGAATGAAAATAAGATTCGTAATAAACCTGAAATGGATTTTCATTATCAACGTTCTCCATATAAATGGATTGAACGTGAGGCGCCATTACGATATCTTTCGACATTCAAATATCGAACTGTAAAAGGTTCAGAATTCCCAGATTCATCATTTGCAAATTATGGATATGATGTAGATATCATGATTCCTGGTGATGAATGGTGTCTGAATCCGGGTGAAGGTTTATACTTCCCAATGGAAGTATACAATATTCTTGCAGCCGAGAATGATATCCGTGAATGTCAAATCTGTGATTGTCCATGCTGTAAATGTCGTGATAAATGTATCCGTGCATTTAAACTTTCTCGTCATGATTATATTTCATTAATTCATGATTATATTCATGGCAGAATTCGTACAATTCAGGATCTTTCGCTCTATACGGGCGATCAATTGTTTGATAATTCATTATCACAAGAAGTATTCTTATGGACTCCGATCATTATATGGATTATTAAACAAACATTGAAAATCAAGTGAGGAGGAAAATTTTTATGAACAACATTGGATGTGGAGGCTGTGGATCTCAGCAACCGGTACTCGTGTCATATCCGTTCACAAGAGGTGCGTTGTATCAATGTGATTGTTGCACCAGTATGCATCAACCAAATACTGCACAGTATCCTGTGTCCGGTGACATGCAAGAGAATGCATATATGATCATCAACAATACACCATATTTGTTGGACAACACTTCGACTACATATGGCACAAAACTGAGTGTTTCTGAAAATGTTTATACCAGAATTTCGAAATCAACTGATCCGTCTTGCATTAATCTGACAGGATCTTTTGATATGACTGGTGACATTGTCACAAATACAGTATGGAAATCATTCATCGAAAGTGTGATTTCCTCTCAATATGAAACTTTGGAACAAGTTCTTCCGATTCAAAAATCGAGTGTGATTTTCCGGTTCCATTTCACGTTGCGCGATCGTAATGGTGGTGTGGTTTACTCTTCCCATGTAGATTCAACTTGTTCCAACCATCTGTTCCATTATACTGATATCAATGATTTCTTCATCACATCATTCAAAAACATAGCTGTGACAAATATTCCACAACTTGACTATGCCGGTGTATATCAGTTGGCAATCGAACGTGTCGAGGCATATGTCGGTGTTATTGATACAAAGGAACATATTGTCAATACATTGAATCCATATTATCAATGGACAAATAACAATACGCATGTCGCAGTTCAACATGACACAATCAACTCAACGACACAAGATGTGTTACTGATGATTGGTTCAATGAATGTGAACTGGAGTATTGCCGTTCAGCTGAATGTGACAACACGTCTACGTATCGCATTCACTGTATTCATGTCGAATACTATTATGGCTGGCGATTCTTATGGAATCTACAAGTCTTTGTTTAATCCAACTGAACAGATCATTGCAACTCTTATGCAGAAGATAAATGCTCTGGAATTTCAGATTCAGGAGATGCAGTATGATCTCAATAATCTGTATCTCACATGTGATGAATATCGTAAAGGTACAACATATCACAAAGGAACCATTGTATGGTTAATTCCTGGAACGTTGTATCAGACGACAATGGAATATACCACAACAAATGACGATTCAATTCCAGTTGAGGAAGCTCTGGCAACTGATGTGCTTGACGGAAAGCTCGTTCCTTTGATCGAACAAGAATGATCGGAGGGATATGAATGTCTTCTACACTGGTAATTGATGTTCGTGATGTTACAGTTCCACCTGGAAACAATGTGAACATCGCGATCATTAATCAACCGAATCCTGTTGTTGGATTTACGGCAACAGCATCACAGATTCGGTATTTAATTAATTTTTCAAAATATTATATAACTGATTCTTCCACGGGTGATCCAATTACCGGTGATAACTTTTATGAGTTATTTCCTGAAGAGGATCCACATGGTGGCGGAGGAACTCCTGCAGTATTAATTGACAAATCTATCACTGAAAATGGCGTATATAATGCCACCGATGATAGTGCTGATGGGTATTCGTCCGTTGATGTCAATGTCAAGACAGGTGCGGTTCCAGTATTTTACGAGGTTACACCGGCTTCCGATGTATCGGAAGTCACTGGAAAACCTGTCAAGATTGGTCCAAAAGTAACATGGACTGGTAGAGTAACATTCAAGTCTTCTGTATCCGGTGATAAACTTGCATTTATTTTACCAGAAGAAATCAGACCATTCACAAAATATCTGTTCAAATGTGGCAATGGTGGTTATGGATTTGACTACACCGGATATATTTTACCAAACGGCGAAGTGCATATTGCAATCAGTGGTAATAGTGCTGCAATTGTGGCAGGTGATTTCTCATGGGATGTGATAACACCGGAGTATCAAGTAAGTGTTGATACGACAAAGGTTTCCAGTTCATCCGGAGGTATACAAATAATAGACAACATGGCTATTATGCAAGTATCTATCACGATGGGAAACTTCTCAACTGGTTGGCAGACTGGACTCTTTACAGTACCTCCGGAAGTGCCTATACCGAGTTACCAATTCCCATTTTGTGTTATCAGAAGAAGAAACACTGCGCAGTATCCTGACACTATTATGAATACTAATGGAACAGTAGATAGCTGGTTAGATAGAACTCTTGTTGACATTGTGGATTTTGTTTGTATATGGGATATAAATGAATAATACAAAATAATCGGGTGGGGATATCCCCACCCGATTATGCACAAAAACGTTTCAGTAACTTGACAGAAAGGAGGTCTTATTATGGCTTCACAAAATGTTCAATATGATCATTTCGAACATGTCATCCGAACATCCAAACAGTGGACAGAAGCCGGTATTGCAAACTGGCCTATTCCACGCGGTGTTCTGTGTATAGAATTATTTCCAGAAGGACTCACCAAATTGAAAGTTGGCGAGGGTGATAAATATTATCGTCAACTCCCATATATAGGTGGAGAAGGTGGAGATTTATCCAATTATTACACAAAAGAACAAGTTGACAGAATCATTACAAATCTGAAAGCTGTATCAATTCCATCAACTCAAATTTATCCGACAAAAGAATCATTACCAATCACTGGCAATAAACTTGGAGAAATTCGATTTGTAAATAATCCAGGATATCCAGATCCAATAACATATTTATGGAATGATAGTAAATGGATTTCTATTGGTGGAGCTTTTGATGTTGACTTATCTGCATATGTGAAACGTGTTGAAATTATGCCAACAATTAACCGATTGGAAAATGCTTCACATACACATGCGAACAAAGATATTTTAGATCAAACAACTGCACCATATACTCGTGAAGAAAAAACAAAACTTGCGAGTTTGGAAAATTATGATGACACTGAAGTCAAAGAAGATATCGAAGAATTACAAGAAAAAGCACATATACACAATAACATTGATATCTTAAATGATACTACTGCGTCATATACTCGTGAAGAAAAAGAAAAGCTTGCAAGTTTGCAAAACTATGAAGTGTTTGAAGGAACTGACGGTTTGCATGCTGGTACTGACGGTATGGTACCAGCACCATATCCTGCTGATAAAGATAAATTCTTATCCGCGGAAGGTACATGGAAAACGGTCGAAGGAGTAACAATTGAACCAGCAACAACGGAAACACTTGGTGGTGTTATTGTCGGCAATGGTTTATCTGTCAATTCGCAAGGTGTTTTATGGGTAACTGGATCAGGCGAAGTTCCTGAATATGTTGCTGGTGATGGAATTTCTATTGATGAAGGTGAAACAACACAAGATATCACGTCATTGGCTTGGGAACAAGGTTCAATTGATCCAACTACTGGAACTCATGATGATACAATTACAAATGTCATTCGATCTCCTGAAATTGAAACTGGTTTGACACAGATGTTGAATGTATCAGCCCAAGCAACAGATTCGACAGATATGGTATGGAAAGCAGCATATTATAATTCCAATCATGAATTCATACAAATGGATTCAACATGGCATACATTATCCGGTGATTCAACACGTCCTGAACATGCTACATATGTCATATTACTATTAAAAGAACAGAATGACATTACAATCGATGAGAACTCACTCCAATATTGTGAAATATCATGGCCAATTGAAATTGGCAAATACGTCATTACAAATACGGGAGTAACACATCTCGAGATGAATGGTCCGTCATTAATCTCTATTGAGAATGGTGAAACTTCGACCATCATGCAATTTTCACAGGATTTGGATGTCACAAACGGTGTTGTAAGTATTCCGGACTATCATCGCCTCACATTAAATGTTGAGGTGTAACTTCATAAAGGAGATGATTTCATGTCAAGCAAGACATTTAATGAAGTAAAAATAAATGTTACATTTTCACAAGCTACTTCAGATGTCACTGTTGAAGGCGGTAATAACCATGCTTCAAACATTGATGGTTCCACAACGGAACAACACCCCCATGGACAAGACCTAGCGCTTGCATTGGGTAAAATTCAAAACTGGTATAACAATTGGCATTCTGTTGTATGGACCGGTGCTGCTGCAACCGTCAATGGACATACGGTCGGTAAGGATGTTCCATCGAATGCAGTATTCACTGATACGACATACAGTTTATCCGGAGCATATGATGGAAATACATGGGTTACAACATTAACACCGTCAACCGGATCAGCCACAACGTCAACTGTTCCAACGGCATCTACATCTGTATATGGTATTACAACACTTTCATCTGCAACAGATTCGACATCTACAACTGTTGCTGCAACACCATCGGCGGTTAAATCGGCATATGATTTAGCATCAGGAAAATCAACAGTTTCATTTACTCGTAATCTGACTTCTGGTACAAAAGTTGGTACGATTACGATTGATGGAACATCGACGGATCTGTATTGTCAAACGAATGTTGATACCAAGGTTAATATGAAGCTTGGTACAACAACAAAGGCATATTTATTAGGTTCATCAACAACACCAACGTCATCCAACCAAGCAGTTGAATCAATTGCTGATACTGGTGTATTCTTGACTACAACTGCGGGTAGATTGCAAGTTGGTTCATTAGCAGTTACAAGTGGATCATATGCAAATATCTTAACATCTGCTTCATTAACAACAGCTGATGTTACACAAACATTACCTGCAACAGCTGGTACGATTCTGAATACCGGAACAACTTCATTTACACAGGTGCTTACATCTGGAACAAAGATTGGTACGATCACGATCAACGGTACGTCAACAGATATCTATTGTCAAACGAATACCAATACTGATACCAAAGTCAATGTTACCAAAGATGAAACACATAAAGCATATTTACTTGGTACAACAACAACACCTACGACGACAGCAGCAGCAGTTGAATCTGTTGCTGACACAGGTGTTTACTTATCAACAAATGCAGGTGAAATCGTTGCAACAAATATCGTCAGTAAGGTAAACAACTATACAATCGGTGGTAATGTAAATGTGTCTGTTCCTTCAGACGCTGTGTTTACAGATACAACATACACATTTGCGGAAGGTTCGACAAATGGTAAGTTTACTGTTACACCTTCTGGTGGAACTGCACAATCTGTCACAATTCATGGTTTGAACACCGCAGCTTATCAACCGACAACAGCATTTGTTCCAGCAAAACCTGACTCGACAAATGATTTGATTATCACTGATGGTGGTGCAAAAGTTGTTAACTCGATTTATTTGCCATCATATGTCGATGATGTTATTGAGTGTTACTATGATTCTACGGCAGGAAAGATTTACTCTGATTCTGCAAAAACACAAGAGATCACGCCTGCACGTGATAAAATCTATGTTGACCTGAGTGATCCGGTAAAAGATGATGGTCCAACATATCGTTGGAGTGGTACAACGTTCGTATCACTGAAATCACCTTCGGTATCTGCATTATTGGATGTTATATATAAATCCAATGGCGTTATCACGCGCAAATACAGTGATAAACCAGATTCAGATTTAACGATATATACACACCCAACAACAGCCGGAAACAAACATATTCCGACAGGTGGTGCTGCAGATCAGATTTTAGTATATTCTGCTTCAGGTACTGCTCAGTGGAAGTATTTGAATCAACTTGGTTCCAACAATAATTCGGATTATGTTGGATCAACAGCAAATGCCGCTGGCACACACGGTCTTGTACCTGCTGCTGCATCTGGAACAAACGGAACGCATTATCTCCGTGCAGATGGAACATGGAGTGATGATCCAGTTATTGAATTGGATATTCTCACATTGAACGTCGTTTGATAAATATAATTAAGGTGCGGGGTATTAACCCCGCACCTTTTTACTATATCACCGAAAACGTTTCGGTAAATTTTTACAGAAAGGAGATGTTATCCGTATATGTCGAACAAGGAATTTGATAACGTCAAAGTCAATATGACGCTACATGAACAACAGACACGTGCAAACCTGTTATCAACATCGGAAGATTTGGCAACTCAGATGGGTAAGATACAAAAATGGTATCAAGACTTTCGACCAGAAGTATTTAATGGTACATCACGAAATGATTTAATTATCAGATCCAAAACATTTACCGATGTAATAGGCTCCTCAAATGATTCTACGGGTGCTGTGTTTTATTTTGGATATGCGAGACCTACAACGTATGACGATACGGCATTCATCCGATTTCGAATTCTTATATACGTCCCTGGTCAGGTGAACTACCGGGCATATGCTGATGTTACATATACAATCACCAGAGCGGCGTTGTCTTATAATATCATCAATAATATGGTGAACACATCGTATCGTCCAGTATATTATCATTATATTGGAAGATTAACTTCTGCCGGATATAATGCGTCAACAAATTATGGAAACATAATTGGCATCGGTATGCAATCATCCTCGAATCCAACCAGTGCGAGTTACAAACGTACAATTGTTCTGGAGATACTTGAAGAACAAGGTTGTGAATTCACGTTCTATGATAATGCTTTGAAACCTGCCGACGTTCCGGGATATAGTTCAACAAACTTCTCTGTCTCCACGATTGCGTTTACAGGAAACCAAACGCTTCCTGACAATAATACATACAGTCAGACATACGTTAATGAACGTCTAAAAGCTGGACCAAATGGTGTAAAGCAATATTCATTGTGCGCAATCAATAAAGACGATCAAATGGAATCATTGACAACAACACATGGTACAGGAACAAAGTCTTTCTATACAACAGGAAAGTTCCGATATAAGCCAAACATATACTATTATTCTGGAAGCTCCAATGTTGCATCAGGCAGTGCGATAGGTTCTGACGCAGAATTTCCAATTATTACAACGATTGATTCCCGTTATTCAGCAACCGGTATCACTGATACAGTTGGATGGACGATGTATAAACCAATATATTGGGAAGTAACATTTGATGAAAATCGACATTGGTCTGTTACGGAAAATGGTTTAACACAAACACTTCGATCAGGGTACTATTATATTTATATTGGAATGCCACGAAACACGTATCAAATATCATTGACGGAAATGCATCCGGTGTTATATTATGATGGTACAAATCTGATTGATGCGGATAAAAAATTTTTAGATGATGCGGTTGCGATTGCGGTTGATGTACAACAGACATTGACGTCTGGTGTTGAGATTGGTTCTGTGAATGGAACGAAACTCTATGCACCAAATCCAACAACATGTGACATTAATCAAGGTGTATTAACATTTACGCTTGATTCAAGTATAACACCATAAGGAGGAAAACTATATGGCATATGTAGGTAAAATAACAGATACCAGTGGTACAACTGGTCTAGTAGGTTCTACATTATATGGTACATGTGACACAGCAGCTGCAACTGCTGCAAAGGTTGTAACGTTATCTGATTTTGATAAATTACTCATTGGCGTCACTGTACATGTTCGATTTAAATATTCCAATACTGTAGCAAATCCAACATTGAATATTAATTCAACAGGTGCAAAAACAATTGCTCGTTATGGTATCGATGGAACAATTGTCAAACCTGGCACAACTGTGATTGAATCATGGCCTGCTGGTGCAATCATTGCGGTGACATATGTTGAAGTATCCGGTACAGGATATTGGGTATTAAATGATCAACCCGCTTTAACAACTACATCAGTGGGGTCTGCAACTGCAGGTACAGCAATTGCCGCTGATGATATCACTGCGTGGTCTGCCGGTACATTACCAAGCGTAACTGTTGAAACAATAGTTGTTCCAAATGTTACATCAGTTGGTACACTACCTTCATTAACACCAACTGAAAAGACTATTCCAAATGTAACATCAGCAGGAACGGCGCCATCAATGACAAAATCAAATGTTACTGCAAAATCAGTTAAGACGATAAACAATGCTGTTCCATCAGCAACCATTTCAGAAGGTGTATTGACAATAGCAACTCCAACTGCAACTGTGGTGACAGAAGATAAAACTGCAACATATATTTCAGCATGGTCAGCTGGATCTGCTGCAACACTCGGTACAGCTATCAAAGTAAATTCCGCAGATTCTTGGTCTGCCGGTACATTACCAGTTCTTGGTACCGCAATTACATTTGATGCAATCACAACAGATAGTTGGGATCCGGGTACGCTCCCATCTCTTTCATACACTGCAAGAAGTATTCCGAATATTTCTGTTTCTTCGAAGACGGTGGTGGCTGTTAAGAGTTAAAAATAAAATAATGGAGGTTATTTTATGCCGTTTGTAGGTAAGATAACCGACTCAGCCGGTAGTACCGGCTTGATTGGTTCTACATTATATGGAACATGTGACACAGCAGCTGCAACCGCAGCAAAGGTTGTCACATGTGCAGATTTCGATAAATTATTATCCGGAGTCACAATCCATGTCAAATTTACATATTCAAATACAGCTGCTTCACCGACATTAAAGGTCGGATCAACTGCAGCAAAGAATGTGTATAGATATGGAACAACAGTTCCTGGTACAACTGTTGCAGCATCATGGCCTGCTGGATCCATTGTATCATTTACATATGATGGAACCTCATGGATTATGAATGATTATCACGATGATACCAATACTGATACCAAGGTTACTGCGACATTATTACCTGCATCAACTGCTGACACCTCTTACATGCCGACGTTTGTAACTGGCGCAGGTACTGCTGGTGTTAATATCATGGCATCAATTAAGTTCAATCATACCAAAGGTACAACATCAGCAGTCGGTAATTCACGGTTGATATTAGGTAATTCAACAGCTTCAGGAACAGCTGACAATGAAGAGGGCTTGATCCGTTTATATTCTCCTGGAACATCGTACCACACATTCAAAGTTTCATCGACGAATTCTGAAATCATTCAAACATTTCCGGCAACATCAGGAACAGTTCTGAATACTGGGACGACGTCATTCACACAAGTACTCACCTCTGGAACAAAGATTGGTACAATTAAGATCAACGGTACGTCAACAGATATCTATTGTCAGACGAATACTAATACTGATACGAAGGTTACACAAACCGCAGTTGGATCGACATATACAAATTATCGTCCACTCGTAATAGGTGCATCCAATAGTGCAACTGCTGGATTCGCACCATCAACTGTGACAGATACGACGTTTACAACACAGGCAATTTATTGTCAACCAGCATCTGGTACAATTTTTGCGACTAAATTTGATGGATTCCTTGCACCAAAATTATTTACATCATCAACAGTTGATTCTACCGCGGGATCTTGTTTTTTCTATGGTGATAATTTATTAGGTAATGGAAGCTATGACTGGATTGGTATCCAGGGAGATTCTGGTTCCGATAAATTTCAACTTATGCCATATGCAGGAAATATGTTGCTATATCGTCAAAATGATAACGGTGGAAGTAGTACTGTTTGGCAAGATTGGATCAGTTTATTATCACCATCATCTGTTACGGCGAATGGTGGTATAACTGCTACAATTACAACAACGACAATTGGAACCGATGATGGTGCTGTGACATTCAATTCTGGTGTGCGTTTAAGTCATACGAATTCTGTTACTGCAGTAACATCGAATTCATTTTTGAAATTCAAATATGATGCACAAGGACATATCACTGGTTCTACAGCAGTTGTGAAAGCGGATATCACTGCGTTGGGTATTCCTGGTAGTGACACGAATACAACATATTCATTGTCAGGAGCTGCGAGTGATGCAACGTACGTTGTCACATTAACACCATCTACCGGATCTGCAACAACCGCAACAGTTCCAGCTGGTACAACATCGGCATATGGTCTTGTCAAATTATCATCATCTACATCATCAACATCAACAGCATTAGCAGCCACACCATCTGCTGTTAAATCTGCATATGATTTAGCTGCCGGTTATGTAAAACAATTGACATCATCGACAGTTGATTCCACTGATGGAAATTTCTTCTTCTGGGGTAATGACTTGATTGGTGGAATGTACGATTGGGTTGGTATTCAATCTGGTTCAGCAGCAGACGTATGGCAGATGACTGCAACAAATGATCGTCCATTATTTAGACAAAAAGACACTGATACATGGAGTGATTGGGTTGGATTATTAACACCTGGATGTATAACCAGCGGAGATAATGTTATAACAGTAACAGAGAATTCTCAAACAATTGGATCCGGTAATACCGCGGTTACAGTCAAATATGGTGTGTCACTTTCACACAAGACATACACTTCAAAATCGTCAGGCGTTTATAAAATTACAGTTGATGGCACTGGTCATGTTTCAGCTGCATCAGCTTTGGATGCAACTGATGTAAGCGGTTTAATAAACAAACTCAGTACAGGATCATCCACACCTGTAGATGCCGATTATTATGTCTCTCAATATGTTGGCGGTGGAACATCTACAACAACATATCACCGTCGACCAATGTCTGCTTTATGGTCATATGTAAAAGGAAAAGCTGACAGTGTTTACGCACCCATCAGTCATACACATTCATATATTCCATTAGCTGGTTCCGATCAGATTTCTGGTGACTTAAAGTTTAATGCAACAGGTAAAGGTATTTACTTGAAAGACAGTGGATCGAATGTTTATGCAGGAATCAGTGATAATGGTACGAATTTGTGGATTGGTGCAAAATCGTCGTCGGTTGCAGGACACGTTGGAAAGACATATATTTCAACAGGATATGATTCAACAAATTCAAAAGGTAATATGACAATCAATGTTTACTTGCCCAATGCAAGTAATTCTAGTCATAGTACAGAATATCCAATACTCCATACTGGAAATCTATTAGCAGGAACAGGTTTATCAATTGCTACAGCTGCTTCGACAAGTTATACTGGTAATACATATACGATTAATCATACGGATTCTGTTACCGCAGTGACAACAGCAGGTTTATATAAAATCAAATACAATGCATCCGGTCATATCACAGGTACTGCTTCAGTTGCGGCATCTGATTTACCTTCGCATACACACCCGTATTTACCGCTTGCAGGTGGAACTATGGATGCATCTGCGACGATAACGATCCCATCAAGTAACGCAAACAGCTGTCGTTTAACATATTATGGCACACAATTCCAAGTTATAAATTCATCATGGGCACGTGGAATAACAGTTTTCTCTGATGACTGGTCAACTGCAATTGGTTCATTTGGTGCCTTTTCTGCAAATAATACTGAAACTCAATATTTCTATATGGGTACGGCTTATAACAATACATGGTTGCGTCTTTACAAAGATTCTATATTATTATCAGATGCAGATAATGCTGGCTTTGTGATAAATTATCAACCTGCGAATCTTTCATCGAGCTACTCAGGTTCATTCGTTAAAATGATCCCTGGTAATAGTTATGGTTACGGATTATTTTTGGGGTACACTCATGGCGGAATAACAATGATTAGTTCTGGTGAATCTGGTAAAAATCTATTTGAGACAGCATTTGATGCAAGCTTGACCCCATATTCATCAGCATTCAGTGTTACTGAAGAACGGATGATAATATCTTCAGATACAAATATTACATTCATAACTGGTTCTGATAGTTTATCAACAACAGCGCATGAAGATTGGACAAATTTAAGAACAATATATATTGATTCACAAGGTGTTTTCTGTCCGTCGATAGACAAAAAAGGTCAGATAGGTTATTCGACAGCCAGATGGAATTGGGGATACTTTGCAAATGTAAACATATCCAATTCTTCATGGGCACCTTTGACAATTCATCGTGAAGGCACTGGTACTGCTGCGATTAAATTTACAAATGTAAATAATAATGCAACACAAACACTCGGATATCTCGCATTAGCTTCTACAACAGGATTGTTTCGACATTATCTTTCTAATGGAAGTACATATTATGATATTATCGATACATCTGTAAAAGCTGTTTCAGGTGCATGGTTTGATAAGTTCCCATGGATTGCATCTGATGGTGCTATGGGTATTGGTTCAGGTATTAACTTCCATACATCAGATACCGCAACGTCAACATATGATTGGAATATAGCAGCTGCTTCAACAACATTAAAAATACAAAATTCGTCTAAATCATGGGTATTTAATTCAAATGGTTTATTAACAATTCCCGGACAAATCTCCACTATTGGAAATGTATATATCAAATGTAAATCAAGTGACAAACAACGAGTTACATTAGCTGATTTGATGGCACATTTTATATCACAAGGATATATTCACGCAAGTACATGGGAACATGTGATTATTCAATCAAAATATTCTTATGATTATAATGACATTCTACAATTTACTGTAGATGGAATTTATTATGAAATGCATTTATGCGGTGCAACTTTTGAATTCATTGGTATGTGTGAAAATACAGGCTCACATCCACCACAAAGTTATGGAACATATTTGTTGAAAATAACCTCGGGTGCAGAACAACGTATCGGTACGATCACATCAGGATATTATGAATTTCCTTCTGGTCATACTGCAACATATCATTTGTCACAAAATACGAATTATAATCCGCATTGGACTATCGATGGATACTCAAATGGTCGTGAAGAGATTCAACCATTATTGGCAGATCAAACATGGAACAATACTTCAGGTGGAAATGTTTCAAATGCCAGTGTTACATGTACAGACGCTATTATGACTCAATGGAAATTATTATATTGCGTCATGACATGTACAATTTCAACATCATCGACTGATTCTGGTGAAGGTTCATATGGTTTCAGATTTAATTTCTTAATACCAATAAAGTACTTGTTGGCAGTAAGTGGAACCGGTGTTTCATATAATGTCGGTATCGGTTATCACCCAAACTGGGGATCTTCATCATCATATGGTCCACATTTAACACTAAATGTCGGGTACAGCAATAACTACACACTCACGTTCACTGGTTCTAGATGGACCAGTACTTCTTATTATTTGAAATTTAAATCAATAAGAATTTATGGAATCATGTAAGGAGGTTTGATCTAAAATGGTTATTAAGCTTGATAATGAATATAACATTATTGAATTCTGCCGCGTTGGAGGAGATCCCAACGCGGAAGGGTGTTGTCAAGTAGATAACATCCCACCAGACATTGCAGATGATATCTTTTCATATCGATATATCGAAGGAAGATTCGTAAAACGTGCTGATGCTGATGCAGAACATATTGCAGAAGCAAAACGTATCAAACTTGAATTCATCTCATCCACATGTCATTCAATGATTGAATCAGGCATTCAAGTTGGTGACGATCATTATTCATTAACAACAAATGATCAGATGAATTTATCTAAATTGGCAACACAAGCAGCTATGGCTCCGCAACTTCCCATCTTTTATCATGCAGATGGGAAGTTGTGTCGGCAATATACACCAGAAGAGATTCTGATGATTTCGCAACTTTGTGTCAACTGGGTTACATACCACACGACATATAATAACTTTGTTAAGGCATATATCAAATCACTATCTGATTTCGAACAGATAGCTGCATTCAATTATGGTTCCAGAATTGAAGATGATGAACTCAATAGACAGATGGAAGCAATTATAGAAACGACTCAAGTCACGTTTACGAGTATTATTGAAGATCCGTTTGATTATGAAAGTATCTATCATCCTCAACGTGAAGAATCAATACCGATGGTTGATATGAATGCATATTTTACAATGTAAGGAGGAAACTGACTTATGAAACCTGAAATTCAAGAACACATGGAAACCAATGTTACAGAAGTTCGAAATCAGAATACGTTGTTTGATACAACAATATCTGTTATTGAAGAACATTATTCAGATACGATGAATCGTCGTTCCGCGACAACATATGATCTCGTTGTTGATCATACATGGTTGATTGCAGTTTCGTTGAATGAGGATCTGTACAACGGTACAGTCATTGTTGCAATCAATAAAAAACTTGAATCACAAGAGTATGCAAGATTTGCAACAATGACAATCACATCGTCAAGAACAATCAGTGAAGCGTTATCAAATGTCGATAATGTCGTTGATCACACCATGATCATTGGATTGTTTGAAGAAATCTTTACCGCTGTAATAAACGCGAACAATGGTGGTGAATCATAATGAATAAACTGACAAAAAATTTGATCATGGAATGTATACTGTTTCTAATTGGCGGTTTTATTTATGCCGGTATTGAAATTGGTTTACGCGGATTCACACATTGGTCAATGTTCATTGTCGGTGGTATTTGTTTTGTCATCATTGGTCTTCTGAATGAGTGGTATACTTGGGATATTACTTTACTGTTACAAATGTTCTATGGTGCATTTGTGATTACAGCACTCGAATTGATATCTGGATATATTCTTAATATCAAACTTGGATGGAACATCTGGGATTACTCAGGAAGATTTCTGAACTTCTATGGACAAATTTGTCTGTTAAATTCATGCTTGTGGTTCTTATTATCAGCAATCGGAATTTTTCTTGATGATGTAATCCGGTATATCTGGTTTGACGAGGAGGAACCTCGCTACAAGATATTCGGAAAGATATTCAAGTAAAAAAAAGAAGAAATGGGTAATGTGGGGGCTTTCGCCCCCACATTTATTCATCCTCATCATCGATATCAGAATCATCATAACGGTCATAATCTGTCAGATAGACGAATGTTGCTCCACAGTAATCGATATTTACATCATCAATTTTATCCAAGTATTCAACGAATTCGTCGATCGATAAAAATGCTGTTGTTGTTGCAGTACCGTCTTCTTTGAAACTGATTAACGAGATATCACCGTCACGTTTAACGATCAGGTCTCTCGTTAAATCATCTTTGTCGATACCGATTTCTGTGAAGTTTACCAACAATCGATCTTCATATCCATAATAAATTTTCTGATAACAGGATATCTGATCGATCTTGATTTGGATTTCTTGGCAACATTTCACGAACTCCAAGAAATCATCATCAATTGCTTCGCAATACAATTGAACGCTCATAAATGTCATCATCTTTCGTCTCTCTTTACAATTGATTTCAAGTATTGCAGATAATGGTGAATCATGTCTGTCTGCTGGATAGATCTTGAGCAATAATGTATGTTTGATATGCTCAATCTCAATCTGAAATACATTCCTTGCGAAAAACATTTCAAGATTCTTTTCCGCTATCTCTTTTAGCAGTTGGTCGGGGATAATCATTGTGGAGTCCTCACTTTCAATTTAATTATTTAAATAGGAACATTCATCCTATTCATGGCAATAATATACATATCAAAAATAAAAATAGTTCAGGAAACCGAACGATAATCTTTATCATATAAAGGAGGAAAAGATATGGCACAACCTATGACATCGTCATCATCCCAGGTTGGAAAACAACGTATCTTGGGTGCTGATATATCAGAATTTAATAAAGCTTTTCTTGAAAGCTTGTTTGCATCTTATTATGATAGGTCTACAAATTCACAAAAACAATCTGCATTTAATGCCAATGATCATATCAAATTAACACATTCAGAATATGAATTCGTGAAAGATGAAGTTGAAACAACACTTGGGATATTATTCATGAACCGATACTTATTGGAATATACAGGTATCATTAAATTTCTTGGATATTGGAACATCCCTCTTCACAAGAAAGGTTTGGGACAGTTAAATATGTTGGTGAATAACCTCGTTATCACATCTCAAATCGATACAAAAATTCTTGGTATGTTTGTTGATAGACGTGATAAACTTGGATTCCAAAGTGCTTCATTCTTATCATCAACAATTTCACCATCACTTGTTCGACCCATGCAAAATGTAAAACAATTGAAATTACAATTACTTGAAAAATATCATGATGACTTACATTCAAAAGATCCAACAAAACAATTACTTGCATCAAATGCAGTTGAAAAAGAGTTGATGAAACTCGTCCGTGAGAATCTGAAAAATGATTACGGATATGACATGTATGCATCTGGTGACGGAAATTTGGATAACAATTATAAGACAATTAATGTCATGCGTGGTGCAGTTTTCAATAGTTTAACTGGTCGATTCGATATTTCTGAGTCTTCACTGATGGATGGTATCAATAAAAAAGACATTCCGTCATTTGCTAACTCTGTTGTTGCAGGTGCATATCCGTCAGCAATTGGTACTGCTGATGCCGGTTATATGGCAAAAATCATTCTTGCATTGTTGCAATCCATTAGTATCGACCCAGATCCTGATTCTGATTGTGGTACTACACAAGCGATACCTCTCACAATTACTGATCGAAATAAACAGTATATGCTTTATCGATATATCAATGAAGGTGGTAAGAAAGTATTAACTACCATTGATAATATTGGTAATTATGTTGGTAAGACTGTCAATATGTATTCACCGCAGTGTTGTACACACGAACAAATTTGTGGCAAATGTGCAGGTAGAGTATTCCATAATTTGGAAGTCACACAGATTGGTCTACTTGTTACATCAATCACACAAAAGTTATTGAACTTGAAATTGAAATCAAAGCATGACTTATCACAATCGGCTGCGGTCATTGATAAGAAATGGATTTTTGAGCAACCGAATAGTTATTTTGATATTCAAGAAGGATTTATTGTTAATAAGCTTCCGATGAAAATATTCATTCCGAAAATGTTTGATGAATTTAAGGGATTCTCATTGGAAGCAACCACATGTTCTTCATTCGGGGTTGTCCCTGTGAAGTTCTATAACAACGAAGGACGTGAAATACTGTCAACCAGAATGACTGTGCCGACAACATTGGATTTCAAAATCTATGATGACATTCAAGAAGACCCTGATTACTTTATTTTGCAATATGAACCTGACTCACAAATCTGTTCTGTTGCAATTCGTCAATCTGTTAAGAATGTTGAGTTTTATATTAACCAAATATATTTGTATTCAAAGACTGCACAAATTCCATATAATATGATGACAGAAATGATGTTCCGTTGTATGGAAATTAACAAAATTGATTTGACCGGACCTTCTATTACATATGAGATTATTGCAAGACGTGTTTGTCGCGCTGGTGGTAAATCATTTGCATTGAAATATGGTCATGGTGGAGTTGATCCAATGTCATATGACAAGGAACAATTCCGTGTTGCAGTTCAACGTGCAGGTATCTTACAAGGTTTATTATTCCAAGATATTTCATCTGCAATTAATGTTGGACTTGCACAAACAATCGATGGGGTTAAACCGACAACAACACCTTTGGAAAAAGTTGTAAAAGCTTGATGATATGTTAACAATTACATGGCATAGAATTGTCAGGCGTCATGTAATATGTATCATATGACGAAGTAATACAAGAGATATCTTTGACAGGTTATGTCTATAAAAAATAAAGTCTCATTTATTATTTTCAGATTATGATCATATGAATCCGTAAAGATGGCCATCAATCTGTGACACGCATACACAGATTCGGAACATGACAAATGACATGCATATGTTGTGTGATTTGATACATATATAGACACAAGCTGATGGTATTGTCTTCTATGAGGTTCCGTCCAACCTACTTCTTCTGTGAGATCCTTATAGTCGGTCAGTAGTGTCAAAGGAAAGCATTTTCTCGCGTCAAAGGTACGGTTAATTGTGAGGGGCGAACAGCCCCTCACAATTAATCCCCATTATTTGATAAACATTAATTCATCACTGGTGAATCCAGCAGCGTGTATATGTCCACCACCACCAAATGATTCACATATTTCAGCGACGTTAACACCTTTCTCCTCATCGGATCTAAAGCTATAATACCACTTCGCAGCAGTTCTCCAGAACATGCATACTGCATCATAGTCTTTTATCAGATCACCAAATAAGAATGAATCTCCACGTGCATTTACCATAAGAACTTTAATGGTTTTCCCATTGTATTCAAGGTCATATTGGAACGCTTGTTGCATGCAATTCTTTGCGTCGGAATCCTTATATGCAACAATTGCATTGCCGGGTTCAACATATTTATCATTGAGCATTTTGTTGTTTGTACTCCATAACAAATCAACCCAAACTCTGCTAGTTGGTTTCTTATCCTGTTCTAATGAGAAACCGTAATGGAATGCTCGCGTCCCGCTTAATTCATGAATCCATACATCCCAGTCATTGATAAAACGTGCAACCATTGGTACACGATATTCACGAAGATGATCAAAATCTGGACCAATACCAATATGAGAAAACTGTGCTGTATTGTCCCAGACAACTGTATCGAGACGTTTTCTCTCATCTTCATTCATGCATGAATAAACCCAACACAGGATTGTTGCGGATACACCAATCTTGTACATTGTCGTGATGTTCTTCATGAACGCTTTTCCTTGTTCATCAAGGCTCTCGATAAATGTAAGTGTGCTTTGATGATGATCAATGTGAACAATATTTACATTTTCACATGCATGCAATACATTAACCATGAAATTGAAGATGGTCCAATCTAAAGCAAGATCAACAATATAGATTGTATCATTCTTCTGAATTTCTTCTGGGTTAATTGTGGGAAAATCTTTTCCGTGTGAATATTCAAATATCTTTCCTTGAATTTCCATAGATGGATCCGCCATACAGCAATCATTATAAATAATTGCTGCAGAACATCTACCATCGTCATCATTATGGTGAATAATGAAAGACATGTTTTTCTCCTTTCGAATCAGTTTCAACAAAATAAGGGCAGCGGGAAGCCGCTGCCCTTTGTTCTGATTCTAATTTATTTTGATATAATTCATGGCATTTTTCAATGACCAGTGCTACGATGGCACCAATCATACAACCGATCAGTACCTTTTTCATATATTTACTCCGTCTTATCAGATGTCACTTCTTCAACATCAATAGGTTTCATTTCACCAGCATCTTCAGATGTTTCAGATGTTGTATTTGTCAACTCTCTGATTCTCTGCTCATACATATTAATGAGCTGCTGCTGATTTGTGACAAGAGCTGTTGCTGTAATCAGCTGCTGATAAACTTCAAGGATATCAATCAACTTCAGAACAAGCAGTTCACGTTCAGTTGCAATACCTGCTTCTTCGAATACTTTGTAATCGATATCAAGCTTATGAATCTCATGGAACTTTGCAATTTCAGCCTTGGCAAGTTCAATCGTAGACTTCATCTCACCAGTTGTTTCCTCTTCGGAAGATTTGATTTCAACTTCTTCACGAGATTCCAACAGTGCAATCAACTGACGAACACTATCTGCAGCAGAAATAGTATTACCCATGTTTTTGATGTTTTCATCCCAGTTCATCTGGGTTGCATCAGAAAACATAATCTGTCCATTGATCAGATGATAGAAGATTTTGTTTGAATTATCTTCTTCCTGTTTCTGATAATCGCGGCCATCTGCAGCCAATTCACCGGAAGCAATTGTTGCAGCACGCATAACATCATTTACGTCAGCATCTCCCAGTTGAATTTCATTGCTGTAAAGACCCTTCATGATTTCCTGCATAATACCTGTAAGAGAACCATATCTCTCATCCGGAATTACAATGAAATCATAGTAAGTTCCTTCTACATTCTTTGCAGGAAACACAAGGTCGAGTTGAACCTTATCATCCTGCGGGGTTTCGAGAATCATAAAGTTGTCAGTTAACTTATGAATTCCCTCGGGCAGTTCATTGATCTTCTTGAATGTGATCGTCATTGGGTATCTCCTCCTGTGAATAGATATTAAATAAATCAGAAAATGATTTACTCACATTGAAAACTGCGATTTCTTTCAACATGATATTCATCAGTTCAATCGCATCCGTACAATATAACACGGCAAGATGATAATCATTATCTGCCGTATCAAGTCCAGAATATAATTCAGTATATGTTGGTTTACAAAAACCTTCAACAATATCCTTGATAACAGATAAAGCAAATGATGTATCAGGTTCTGAATTCGGTTCAACTGCGGAAGCAATCAATTGCTGAAGAACCTGTCTGACAACTAACAGGTTACTTTCAATTGTCTGAACACTCGCCGCAGCATCCATCCAATTAATGGAATCTCTGTTGATTAAATATCTTTTACCATCCATAGAATGGAATATGATACCATTAACAGGCATCTCATCATCTGATGGAATAGTAGATTCATCAACAGTATGTTCTTCGGCGTGTTCCATAACTTCCTCAGAAACATCACGCTCTTCAGTAATGTCAATATGTTTTGGTGTCGGTTTTAAAATTCTGGGATCAATCGCCATTTGTATTTTCACTCCTCACTTCAGGTTTTCTGACAACATCAGGAATCTTTTCACCATTTATGATATACTCTCGCATATCACGACGTTTTACGGTTACGATCCGATGCACATCTAAACGATGCACCTTTTTCGGTTTTGTTTTAGGTCTCTTGAAAATATCCAAAAGAACACCTCCACGAATTATTAATATCACAACACACTGTTGTTGATATCGAATGAAGAATATATATGTAAAGGAGAGATTTTTATGTTGGAATTCACAGCAATTACTCTTGCCGCGTTTGTTGTCGCTTTGAATGAAGTCGTAAAAATTATCGCTGTTGCAATCACAGGTGACGAGGAAAAGATCAAACGATACATTCCGATCTTCTCTCTCGTATTCGGTGTGATTCTTGGCATAATCGGATACTTCATGCCAAATGTCACAATGGGCAATAACATTGTCGAAGCAATTTTCTTCGGTCTTGCTTCTGGTGCTTCTGCAACAGGATACCATCAGGTATTCAAACAATTGAAGAAATCGCCTACATCTAATGATGAAGAAGAATCCGTAACAGAAGAAATCGAAGAAGATGCAATCGTTGATATTGATGATATTGACGATGAGTCTCCGATTGAATGTGATGATGTTTCGGAGGAAGAAACCGAAACAGAATCCGAAGACAGCTAATATTGAGTTTGGAGGGGAGTTTATCTCCCCTCCAATCAATTAATTCTTTTCCATTTTAAAAGTATTTTCATCAATAATTGAGTCGATACCAAATTCAGAACGGACGGCATCAAAGAAATCTTTTTTGCCCCATCGACTGAATACATTACGTTGTGATCGTGTCAACGGTAAAACAAACTCTTCACCATTTCGGACAGCTGCATATGCCGTTATTTTACCATCATTTGAAATAACAATACGTTTGATTATAGTTCCTTTTTTCATTGATACCCTCCAATGTAAATAAAATTACATATCATTTTTGATATGTTACCGATTTTGTGTAACCCGGACTCAAATGTAAGTAAGTATATCTTACCATTATCCACCAATTTAAAATAGAAATGAGGTAAATATGATGGACACTTCAGATGTAGTCATTGCAATTGTCAGTGCACTTGGCGGTGGTGGTATCACATCCATCTTGACGACAGTATTATCCCGAAAGAAATTCAAAGCTGAAGCAGACTCTATTCGTGTACAGAACGAAGAGACTGAGATGGAATATATCAAGAAATCTTTTAAGGAACTCAATGAAGAGACAAAGGCTCAATTCAATGAGTTTAAAGATACCGCCAAGGCAACCATTGATGAACTCAAAGAAGAGATCAAAGAACTTCGTGAATCAAATGAAAAGCTTCATGCTGAATCAACATCGTTGAAATCAAGTGTTGACGATTTGAAACAGAAGCTTACATCATTGATGAACTGGGTTACCGGTGATGATAAACGTTATCGTGACTGGCTTGAAAAAACTCTTCAAGATCTTGATCCTTCTATTGAGTTCCCGTCACATACAGACCCACCGAATGTATTTCCAAAAGACACCGACAAAGAAGAAACTGAATAAGATTAATATGGAGGGGCTTTGCCCCTCCATATTAATCACTTTTTGTTTGCTCGTGTTCAATCATGATTTTACCCATTTCTTCGATGATATCCATAATACGATTATCCGTATATAATTTACCATCGATGATAAGTGTTGCAAATTCATGATTTTCTTCTTCACGCATTTTGTTATAAAGCTTTATTAATCGATCACAATATTTGCGATCGATATATGAAACGATTCTCCATAGAATTCGATATGTAATTATTACAATTAAGAACCGTTGTAGATTAGTTAAGCTATCAACATGCGTTAGAATGAAATACAATAACAATGGAATTCCCATTATAAATATATGGATTTGAGATCGCGTATAAGATCGATGTAACAATTCGGTTATTGTTTTAATTGGAGTCATTTTCTTCCTCCTCGTCAGTCCATGAAATGTGTGAATATTTTGTACACATTGCTTTCAATGTTTTCTTACGAGAATTCCACCAATGACGATCCATTGGTACGGATATATCAACAATGTCATAGTAATGACATGGTTTTGGAATATAACGAATACGCCACATAACTTGCTGCACAACAATTTTCGAAACGATTGGTGAACAATTTATGATATCGGTAATACCTTTAATGTCCGAACCAGTTCCGAGCGATTGTACAGTTGTGACAATGATGTCAGCATGATGTTTGTTATATTCATTATCCGATTTTGAATTATGTGAATTAACTGTTTTGATGTCAAGTGAATATTCAAACGATTCATCATTGTTTAATTCCATATTTAAGAAATATGCACAATCGGTACATAAATCAATCAATGGCATAAATACAATAACTTTGGCTGATGATTCATTCGCATAGATTTCTTTTATGATATCACGGCATACTTTGAAATGGGTTTGTTTTTTATCATATTGGATAACCCATTTTCCATATGTGACCGCAGACATACCACGACCACCATTTACTCGATATTTGTAAATGTTTGGTTTGCAGTGTGTATTGATGTCTACTGTTATATATTCAACCCATTTGTCTGGGTGTTTTTCTGTTTCAGACGTAGAAGCTTTTCTGTAAAACACAGATTTGGAAAAGACATGTCTGAAAATTGCATTTTCATCCTTTGATGATCTACCATCTGTTGCTGTCAAATACAAGTTTCGTTTTACATTAAACAGAAAATCCATCAATAATGTATCTTTGAAATATAAATGTGCTTCATCAATAATCTTGAAACCGATGTTTAGATTTTTCGTTATATTATGAATCAGCTCACAATCACGGATTCGATTACATGCAGCTTGGAATGTTGCATGTGTCATGAGATACACATCATAATCAAGCTTTATTTGTCCATGAGCAATTGCTTCTAGTTCTTCGGAAGATGTTAGTTCATACACTGCAGATGAGGGGTATCCATTCAAATCGTACAATGATTTCACCCATTGTGTTCGAAGTGCATCACGATGCATGATAATCAATGTTTTCATACCTAAAACACCTAAAGCATATCCAGAACAATATGTCTTGCCGAATCCACCTTTCTTAACAACAAATATCTGCGATTCATTTATTGAATCACGATATGGAGGTTTTCCTGATATAAAGTCTATCACATCTTGCTGATCTTCATCACGTGGAGAAAAAGCTTCTTCGAATTCATAATTCATTTGTTTATATTCATCGAATCTGTCATATTCGAATTCAATATCTTTCAATAATCGACGAAGATATTCTATATCGACACCTTTATGAAGATACAAAACGTCATGCTCTTCGTCAAGCATATATCCAAGAACTGCGGTAGTATCTTGGTATTCGTCTTCATACTCATGCATTGCCAATAACGGTGCTAACGGGACCATCGCTTCTATTCCCGGTCGCACCGTTATCGACGTCGCACGAATTGTCACTTTAAATGACAATTACATCACTTCCTTGTGAAATGAATTCCTTGATCATTAATTGACTTATTCAACACATTTTGTTGTCCTTCAGTCAATAGAATCGTCCCGAGTATTTCATCAGAATTATCACGTATCACATATAAACGGAAATCTTCAGTTTTTGTCAATACCTTATGACCGTCTTTCTCTCTAATTTCTGCCAATGATGATACTTTCTTCTTTTTGAATAATTTCTTAAACATCTTTGGTCATTCCTTTCACGATAATGTTGCTCGGATTACTTTTACTGCGGGAACATGTTTTGGTTTGGCCGGAGGTGTGTTCATCGTGACAACTGCCAATGAATCGATATTAACGGTAGAAGCTCGTCCATCTGCATGATATAATGTAACAGATTGATCTTTGTCTGCACAGAAAACAGATACTAAATCATCTTGTGGGGAAAGCTTGATGATTGGTTTCAAACCGCCAAACTTCTTTCCGGATACAAGGAATCGAGCATTATTCAAACGAACTCTTCCCAGTCGGGTAGCATAGAAAATATACGGCTTACTGGAGCTTATTGCGAAGACTCCAGCAACGTCGTATCCTTTGACAATGAACTGTCCTTGTGCATCAGGCGAATTCACAGAATTTAAATCAGCGACAGAAAAACGCTTCCCGTAACCGTCAGAAGTATAAACGAGTAAATCCTCAGAGGATTGATCTACATTCAGAATTGTCACAAGATGTTCATCATCATTTAAAGGAATCAATGCTTTACGTGACTGATTAGAAGGAATCTTTTCGATTGGCATCAATTTGATACGTCCTTTATTTGACAGCATCACGATTGACCTAGACGATCTGGGAACAACTGCAATGCACGCACTCATTGGTTCTTTCCCGATCGATGTTAAAGTAATCGGTTTATCATGTGGAACTTGATTTACATTCACCCATAATGATTTACCATATTGATCGATCAGACAAACTTCGTCACCATCAATTGGAGTTACATCAGATGCAAAATGATTTGGATTTTCTGTCTCAGAAAATACAACAGTCCCATCCGTTAATATTTGACAGATACCGATATTGACATTATCACCATTCTGATTGTTCAGAATCTTTGAACGTCTAGGATGTCCAAAGTTTGTTCGAATATTTTTTATGTCATTTATGATTTCATCACGGATACAATCTGGATCATTTACAATTGTCTTCAATCGTTTGATTTCTTCTGAGACGACATCCATTCGTTCAACAGTTCGTTTGTATTCGCCGTTTGTTAATTTTGCAAGTTTCATTCCGGAAACATAATTTGCTTGTGATGTTGTGACTTTTCCCTTATATGTGTCAACCAACTTTTGAATGATTTCGGATTCTTCTTCACAGCCACGGAATGCTTTAATTGTCTTCTGTAAATTCTCTGGAGATAACATAAATCGTTTACCTTCTAACATGTTATATTCCGTCGAAGCATCAACTAACTTTCTCAAGAACCATGCACGTTTTTCAGTTAAACGATTCTTAATCCATGATAACAGAATTTGCCGTTCATTGTAATACCGTGTTTGCAAAGAAGCATCAACAACACTACAATTGCGTGTAGATACTGTAATACGGAATCCGGGTACGCGACGGAATAATGTATTGATAACTTGATACAAATTACACGGCTTGCACCGAATCACATATTTGAATACACCTTCTGCCAAATCCGATTCATTATCAGCAGATATGATTTCCTTAATCGGATTTGGCGAATCCTGTATTTCACGGAGTTTCTTATCAATGTCTTGTAAATATTCACCAGGTGGTGTATTCATAATGATAATTTTATAATTGATATTATCAACATCATATGACGATTGGAATACAAACGTCGTATCATCACGTTTGATAACATCACACCATGTCGGTGAATCTGGAATCAAATGAACTTTTGCATCAGGATTCTTCAGAAGTTTAATTGTTGCATCTGCAACTTCATTGATATTATATGGAAGAATATCAGATGACATTGAGTATGCGATACCATGAGATCCGTTCAATAGAATCGTCGGAAACTTTGCAGGAAATGTAATAGGTTCTTTATATTTGCCATCATAGTTGTCTTTCATGTTTACGTTTGGGTCAAATTCAGAGAAAAATACTTCCATTGCAAATTTTGATATTCCAGCACTCCAATATCTTGCGGCAGCAACATCATCACCACATGTTGGGGTGCCATAACCAGAAGACGATGCCAACAACGGAACATTATTCGCAAACGGTTGTGCTAAACCTGCAACAATGAAACGTGTACCCAATTCACTATGTGGAGAAAACTTCATAGTGTCACCTTGAATCTCTGCAACTTTCATTGGACTTCCATTCGATGCACGTTTGATCGCCCATATAATTCTTCGGTGGATTGGCTTCAATCCATCGGTCAACATTGGAATTGCGCGTTGCAATATAATGTTCATGCCATATAATGACATGTACTTCTTAGAAACTTCATTCAAGTCAACACTTTGAATGTCATCATCATAAAATTCTTCTGCCATGATATACAATCCTTCTTTCTTTATTTTGTATCGCACATATCCAAATACTCAAAGTATTCGGTCATGGTTGGTAAAGCAAACCAGTTATTCATTAATGAACAAACATTCTTATTCTTAAATGCATTGATAATCGGTCCAGCCATATCTTCTGGATGTGGATTATTCTTAGAATCTTTCCAAATGTATTCTTGACATAATGAATGATTCATACAATTGCCATTTTGGAAATTGTCATTTGATATGATGCATTTGTACAACAATGACATTGGATCCATATTCATACCCATCTTTGTTGATGGGTAATATGATGCAGCATCCGCATCCAATGCACCGAATATGATGTTATTATGATTCTTACCATTTAACAATAATCCAGTTGGTGCATTCTTTTCTGGCGGTGCAACAAATGCACCTTTGAATGAAGTATCTCGATCTTTATCGACCAATAATCTACACGCTTGTGTTGTATTTGAAAATTTGCGATAATAATATTCACGTGCATTACGAACGATATGAGTTTCTTGGAAACACTTTGGATATATCGTCGCAAAATTGAATGAACGTGAAACCAATGTACGACAATCATTTGTCGTATGTTCAATTGCATATTGAACAACAGTATCACGAAAGTTATATAACAAGAATTTGATGTAATCTGTATATGCAAACGTACGGAAAGAACCACTTTTAGAATCTGTTAATTTTACAATACCACACATATCCTTACCAACAGAATTCAATGCATATGATCTACGTTCTTGTTGTGATTTACGTATTGCCGCGAACAATCTCATTTGACATATATACACAGAATATGTCGATGTATGAAACCAATCTCGAGAATTCTTCATTTGGAAGTTACCAGATTGATCTTCTTGATAATAAATACGACCTGTCTTAAAATCCTTTGGAATCATGATGTCTTTCGGATCATACCCAAGATATTCAATTCGATGCCACATCTTCGGATGGTCAAACTTTGCATTCCATGATTCTAAGAACATCGGTCTATATTTATTGATATAATCAAATACAGTTTTGATCAATTTTATTTCATCATCATATTCATATATATGTAAACGGATATCAAATCCTTCCAACCATTTCTTGTTATCTTCATCATCTTCTAACATCATTCGTTTGAATTCATTTTGATGATTAATTAACCATTCATATTCTTTTTCTTGCATTTCAAGATATGGCCAGAACTTTTGATCAATCTTATGTCGTGGACGTGGACCCAATGCAAACAATACAGCAATCTTAACATGTGGAAGAATCAATGAGACCGCATTGATCGGATTCGGAGAATTGTTAATATCTTTCGGATCAGCTGGTCTATCAATAACATCAGTCTCAATATCAAGTTGTGCTGTAGATACTTTTGTCAAGTCAATTGTTTTTCCATATTGCTCAAACCATCTTAATCTGAAATATACCGTTGGTTCAAAGTCTGCTGTAAATACCCATGGACATTCACACATATGACGTGTAATATCATTTTTCTCATATTGATCTTTATATGTATTATACCAATCTGCCCAATCACCACCAATTTCTTGTGCAATGACTCGGGCGATTTGTGATGGCTTACAGTAGAATGGATAACATAAATCCATATTAACTTGAGCAATCTGATATGTATTATTCCTGAATTCCGGTTTCAAAAACCAGATATCAATAATTGGTTCTTCATAATTTACTTCCAATTGACGTGTAATTGGATTCCATGTGATGACTTCAAAGCATTCTTTATTTTGTCCGGATTGACGATAATACCGAACATCAAATAACACTGAATCCGCCGAATATGTCAATGGTTTCGGTGGATTCGATCTTATCATTTCAGCCATGAATAATTCCTCACTTTCTTATTTCTGATAAACCCAAATTGGATTGTTAGATAGTCCCGGGCTCATCGAGCAAATAATATGTGTATGTAAATAGGAATATTTTCACAGATTTCATATGTATATTATTCTTATGGAATAAAGAGACATTCAAATGTCTCAATATAGAAAGGAGAAGACTAATATGGAAAAAATTCCGGTAGTCATCCTGGGATGCACTTTTACAATCCCGGGTGACAAAATTTCTTTCCAGTACGGTACAGATACAGAAGTACTGGAGTTGTGTGAGGGTATATGGATATATACCCATGGCGGTCGAACAATGGCTGTCGATCATGATGAAATGGATACCATTCTCATCGGATGGTATACTATGTTTGATCATTCTTCAAACGGAATGTGTCATATTACAATTCGCGTCATCAAAGATGGTGACGTGACAGAATTGTCATATAAGAATTAAAATGAGTGGGGCATTTGCCCCACTCATTTTTTTTGTTAAAGTTTCATTAAATTAGAAGCTCTGACGGCAGCAGTGACATTCACACCATCAGAAGAGATTACGACACGATCTCCATTCACTCGAAGAACTTTATATGATTTCTCATAGATAACAAATGCTTTTCCATCATATGTTATCGGTTGAATAGGTGCTACAGTATCACCAGGGAAAAACTGATTACTGGTTGCAATATTGGTTTCGAGTATAATCCAACCAATACCAGACTTCATTTTTCCATATTTTGTACCATTGACAATTCTTTCCTCGACTATCGTGTATACTGATGTCATCGGAACAACTCGTCCTGAAGTTAATGTATCAATGTTGTACACACGTGTACCTTGTTCAATTCTTTTCAGATATGGAACAATTGCTGTTGATGGTGATGGTTTTACCTCATCTGCAGGTTTCTGGGGTTCAACAACAGGTTCAGGTTTTGCATCATCTTTCATCTTAGCAAGCTTTGCATTGACTTCATCACAGATCTGTTGTGCTCGAGAATAAATATATTCACCAGGACAGTTGCCTGTCAATGTTGTTGTACCACATTGACGCATCAGGAAGCATCCGCTTTTCACAGTGACACAAGCAACATCAACATCTTCTTGTGTTTTCACATTATGAGTGTGAATCATTCTATATGCATCGTTGACATACAACGCATTTTCCTCAGGAATGTAATGAGATCCCCGTTCATTCAGAGCACACAATGCTTGAACGATGTCAATGTTTACAATAGATTCAGACACATAACGGCGTGTCCAACCAGTATCGACATGCGATGTTGCTTTGTAAATAAAGTATGAGAATTGTGTTGGATTCATCTTCAACCATTTCCAGTTGAAATCTATTCCAGACAGATAAGTTTTACAAAGCGACCATGCACGAGGATCTGTAATTGTGAATTTCACAGGACCCAGATCTTCTTGTTCTCTTGCATATTTGTATCCAAGATTCTTCAAGAGACCATCCATATATCCAACTTTCTGTTCGGATATATAATGGAATTCGATATATTTATTCTTTTCATCATATGAACCGACACGTTGTATCTCAAGAAGAAATACCATTTCCGAAGATGTGATATCCATTCCGGATGTTTCATATGTTCCAGCAGTTGGTACTGTGAATGCTTGATTACAGATCTTTTGATATTCATCAAGTTTGTACCCAATGATATCATTTGATGTATATAATACACGATGCTCACGCGTGATATCCATTCCATTCAATTTGAATACAGTGTCTTTATGAACTGGAGTCATATTTTCAACTGTATCAAATTTAATTGAAAAATCACGCGGATTCACAGTTGCAATTACATCACCAACTTTGATATCTCGGATCGGAACCCATCCAGTTGGTGTCAATACTTCAGTAGTATCAATCGGAACACAACCTGTAGCAGCAAACCAACGATGGAAACACAATACACCGTCTTTGTCTCCGGTGTATGTCATCTTTGGAATACCATTACGTTTACAGATGTCTGCACACAGATTGATCATAGAATCCCATGCCTTCTTGGATATTGGCCATGGTTCACCGAGTTTGGAATTTGATACTTCAATCGCGATTCCACGATTGTCTGCCCATCTGGAAGAAGAACACCAACAACGGTCTTTTTCTTCACAGTAAAGACCAATGCGTCCATCATTGCCGATTGCATAGTTTGCTGACATCTCACGTTGAGGATTTGCAACCAATTCACCAAATGATTCAACGGATGCAACACCTGCCATATGGTGAATAATGATCTTCGTGATCTTGTCTTCAGTACGTGGAGAATTTCTGTTAGGAGAAATTCTTGTATACGATACTAACGGGGAATTTGTGAAGTTACTCATGATGATTCGTCCTCCTTCTTTTCTTCTGGTAAATCCAGTTCATCTTCGTCTTTACCGTTAGAGGTTTCTTCATCCATGTCCGGATTAATCCACTTTAAGATTTCATCCGGATTTTCCGTTTTACGTGGTTTGGCCATTTTCTTTTCCTCCTTATTTATAATATTTATCCGCATATTTTTCGACTTGTTCAAATGTGTCGGCCATTGTAAAGGTAACCTCACTTTGACCCAGTCTAATGGCATCATTTATCACTTTGATATGCTGATCCCATAAAGTTTGAATGGTGGTTCGGTATGTTATCAGATGATCAACGGCACCAATCAATTCTTTTATAAATGCATTGAGCACTCCTAATTCTCTGTCATACTGATGATATGCTGATAATTTATCAAATTCATTACCATGTAATTGGTCGATTCGTTTTTTGATATTTGGATGGAGCTTTTCGATATTATCGATACATTTGTTCAGTTCAGATAATATCTTTTTAATTTCGACATCCATTTTTTCGACAGCTTTAACAATATCATTGTATCGAACTTTGACGGTTCCGTTAAACATGTATGAATAACTAAGTCGTTTTGTGCTATCTTCTATTTCTGGGATTAGATAAGTTTTTAATTTATTAGAGAATTCTGCGATTTTAGAATAATCCAGATCTTCCGAATCTTCGCAGACATCTCGAATCATTCGTAAACTGACATTAAAACTTAATACAAACCGACTGTATGGGAGTGCGCTAAATTCTGAATCGGACTTGTCGAAATTAAAGAATTTTGTATTTTTAATTGTAAAATATTTTTCAGCCATCTTTTCTTTCTTGCGAGCTGGACTACCGAGTTCTTCGAGAAGATCGTCGATCAATCCGGGATTCTTCTTATCAATTTTCTCAACCGTTTCCGGTGTAATTGATTTAAATGCCGGACCATCATCATTTATCATCTTCCCAAGTTCGTCCAATGCTTTTGAATTGCCGAACGGATCATTGATGGATCTTGTATAATTATGCAGATCATCCATTTTTGACTGAAATGTCTTTTCACTATCGCGAATGTATTCCCGAAGTTGTTCATGCCGTTTGTCGATGGAATCCATGACATCATCCCGTTTCGATTTGAAATCGCGTTCAGATTGTGCAACTGCTTGTGATGAAGCTCTTGCTTCATTGATTTTGTTTGCAAGCTTTTTCGCTTGCTCTTCGGATAACTGCTCAGGAACAACTGTTTGCGCTTGCTTTTTCAGATTATCAACATCTTTATCCATCTTCTGTTCAAAAGACTTATTCTTCGTAAACAATTTACGAATCAACGCAACAAGCTTTTGAATCAGTCTCGGAATAATCATCAACAGTCTTTTGGCAAGACCTTCACCCTTTTTGCCAAACACAGGAGCTTTGGTATCTTCCTTGAACTTATCCCACTTTTCACCTTCCTGGAAGATATCGAAGGCGGAAAGATCTGTTGTATCATCTGCGTTCTCAAGAATTATGATTGACTTATCGTATGATTCAATCAATGATTCCATAACACTGACTTCAGCATCTGCAACCGATTGATCGATCTGATCAATGTATTGGAGTAATCCTTCCATTTATATTCACCTCAATCTGGTTTATTTTCATCAGACTTAACATAGTCTCTGATGAATTCATCGTATTTTTTGTCAACGATCTTGATGTAATGGATATTCGTCGTCTTCTCTTCAGCAGCAAGACGCTTATCCTTGAGCGCTTCCATTTCGCGCTCATGTTCCATTCTCGGATGTTGGTTGTCAGATTCCTTAATCTCAACCTCCAGTGACAAAGACGGAATGTAGAAATCCGGAATGTAAAGATGTGTGGTACCATCCTTCCACTTGTACCAATAATTATTTGGAGATGGAGCAATAATATCATTTGGAGACCAACCAATTGATTTCAACTTTCGTAAGAAATCTTCTTCGTACGTTCCAATGATTCTGAATTTATGTTCATCATCCCAAATAAAATCTTTTGCATTGTGATGATTATAAATCATTTTTCGTTGCATGTCTGCATCATTGAGAAGATGTTCTTGTCCGTGTACTTTTACCATACGGGCTTTCATAATTCTGACATATTCATCTTTACATGCAGGATTGTCACACAGTCTATCATATTTCAACGTCTCGTTATTGAATCGAACAGGATTCTTTCTGCATATTACACAAACTCTTCCTGTTGGTTTATGTACTAATAATGAATATGCAAATTCTAAAGGTTGTTGATCTTCTGGAATTTGTTCATTATGTTGCATTGCAATATGATTACAAAATTTATGTTTGTCATTATATATTTTTCCACAAAAAGGACAACGTGTATTGCGCATAATTAAAAGCAACCTCCTTTCTATTGAATGAGAGAATCTATTGGAAATAGATTAAATTTTTGTCAATCTCATTTATTATATTCTTTATATAGTATTCATTTTAGGGAGTTCTTAATTTAATACTTAAATTTTGAAAATAATCCCAAGTATAATGACGTATGAATTTCCAAGTACATACTTGAAATAAATGATATGAAATCATTCATCGGAATGATTATATATTTCAAAATTTAAAAAAATTTCTAAAAGAAAAATACCATTTATATTGTATGAAAACGAAGAGTTAAACCTCTCTGTGTTAAGAGAGTTTTTACTCAAATTTTATGTAAAGGAGAATGAACATGGCTGATAGTAAGACAACGGCAGTTGTTGATTACAACAAGTCCGACGGAAAACCAGTTGTTGAATTCTCTCCTGAATTCCATGCATCATTTGATAAAGCAATCAAATCATATGATGAAGCACTCGACCAACTTCAATCATTGGTTAGTGGTAAAGGATTCACGGATGAGTATGGCATCTGCAATTGCTGCTATGATATGCGGTACATTACCCCGAACGATATTTCGGAATATATTTCGAATATGTTCAAAGCAATCAACATGAAACTGATCAAATGTGATATTGCTGATCTGGAAAAGTTTTCTGTTGAAATGGCAAAATGTTTTATTGCAAAGAACACCGGAAAGAATATCGAACCGGATAATATCTTTGCAAAGGGTACATATTCTGATCCAAGAAATGAAACTCTGATGGATCTCCTGGTTCAAACAGAGAATACATTCTTTGATAGATGTGTGTATTCTAAATTTGAAATGGAAAAACGTGCAAAAGATGCAAAGTCTGATTATGACAAAATTAATAGCATGCATTTCGGCGCAACCATGAAAGCGGTTGTAAAGAATCTTCCAACCATTATCAAGAAAGCTATGACTGATCCTTCATATGCAAGTTTTGTGTGCTGTAACTGTGATACCGTTATGACATACATTGAAACCTTTATTCTGTTCACAGTTGGTTTGAATACTTGCATGTTGACACAGATGATTGGATATTGTGAACCAATGTCCACATATCTGCGAAAGGATAAGTCATCAACTGTTACACAGGAAAGTGTTTCTACTCGTGGAAATAAACCTGTGTTTGTTGTACTGATTTCTGGAACAAATATTGTTTCAAACACCATTAAGAAATTTACACATTCTAAATGGTCACATGCAGCAATTTCATTTGACGAAGACATGGAACATTTGTATTCGTATACATTTGCGACAACTGAATATGCTCCGGCATCACAAGGACTTCGTCGTGAATCCATTAAGATGTTGAATAACATTGCTGGTGAAGTTTGTATTTATGGATTCTATGCTCCAAATAAAACCGTCAAAGATATGAAGCAAGCAATCAACGATCGTATTGATTCTGGTAAAACAAAATATGATCTTGGTTTGCTTGTGAAGAAAGCATTCAATGATAATGCCGAAGAAAGTGTGGATAACAACAAGAAGATTTGTTCTGCATTTGTGAATTCAATCATTGCAGAGTTTATCGGTAAAATCTCTGATAAGAATTCACCTTCTCCGGATGACATGTTCAAATCATTGGAAAGCATGGATTCAAACGAGTTTGTGAAACTGTATGAAGGTCCGTGCACAATGTATGACGCTGCTGCAGTAAAAACAAAACTGAAGCAATTTGCAAAAGATGCAGATTCAAAAACGTTCTCTGAGTATGTATCTGAATTCTGTCTGGTGAAAACAAATGATATGATGATTCGTTCTCGTATTCCATTTGATTTCAATATGCGGAATATCGTTCTGCAAGATTGTACACCAAACTTCAAAGATACAAAGAGTGCACTTCATTTCATGATGAAGGATTCACGTTCTCCGATTCATGCAATGCTGATTGAATCTGCTACCGAGAAACGAATTCCAAACAGAATGAATTGTCAGTCAACATTACAAATGTTTGAACCATATTTCCGTCCGACAACATGTCATACGGATTATGATTATGATCATGCTGGATTCCTTACGGATGTAAACTGGCTTGACAAGATTGCATACGGCAACAATTTCCTTGATGGCAATTATCGTATGGATGCAATGGGTAATGAAAATCGTCATCCGATTTATGTTACTTTGAAAATGCTTCATAAGATGTATTGTGGTTGCTCATTGAAAACCAATGAAGAGCTTGCAAATAACATCTTGAATATCACCGGTGTTATGTTGGCTATTATCAATGAACAGCCGTGGACATGTTACAACAAGGATCTTGTCAAAGATATTCTTGCAGTTCTCGGTGAATGCTT